TGTTCCAGCTTCAATGCACTCAAAAACTACGCCATTGTTTTGGGATGTCGTGGCGCGTCTTACGTCTCCAACAGCAAAAGCAGTGCTAGCAGTCCAAGCGGTGTAAGCCATTAAGGTTCAGGTACTTGAGTAAACGTAGTCTGTATAGTTGCCAGGTTTGAATACGGCAAGGTCTTAGTCCAAGAGCTGCAAATCCACTTGTAAGTATTGGTCTCATCCGGAGGTGACCAATCAAAAGACTCCATATTGTTAGCCGCCCTAGCCTCTAAAAAAGCTTCGATCGTGTCAGAGTCTGTTTCGCTTAAATTTCTAAATTCGAGCTGCCATTCTTTCATGTCTTGATTTAAGCCATACGTCAAGCGAGTTTGATAGCCATCTCCGTACTGAACCGTTTTGAAGTTGGGCTGACTACGCTTTTGCGCTCCGTAAGACGGATCAATAGAAGGAAAAGTTGCCATTAGCTTGCGAGTAAGCCTCCAGGACGCTTCTGTTTGACCAGTTCAGCTTGCACTGCAGCGCCAAGCATTTTGCCGAGTTGTGATGCTTGACTTGCGTCACCTTCCACAGAAGAACCAGAAGCATCAACATTCACTGTGATATTACCCATAGCGGCCCCAGAAGACTCGACACCAAGTTTGCCATTTGCGCCCCTACGCAGCGGCATAATCGCTTCTGGACCGGCCTCACCCATGAGCCCAAAATTGCCGTAGCCACCACTGGCGTACTGGAAAAACGTTGGCTTATTGACGATGCCGCCTTTGGCGTAAGGAACAATCTTGTTCCTGCCGAAGGCAATGCCATTGGCTGCAACAAGGCTAACTGAATCAGGCATTGTTGTTGGAGGGCCACCTTTGCCTCCAACTACAGAGCCCTTAGCGCTCAAGCCCAACATGGGTCTCAGGCCAGGGAAGATTGCTCCAACTGCTTGCAGCATCGCGAACCTAATAAAGAGTTTTGCAAGGTCAGCCAATAGCGAACGCGTGAAGTCTGCAAAGTTCGCCTTGCCAGTCGTAACAAACTCAGTGAGCATGTCGCTCATTCGAGTGAATGCACCTACGGCCAGATTCGCGAGATTAGTGGTCATGTCACCGAAACTCTTGATGCCTTCAGCAAATTGCTCAGCGAAGCCTCTCGTCTTGTCTTTCAGCTCAACAGTTGCTTCAGCGGCCTCTTTAATCCGACGAGTCACTTCTGGAATCGAAAGACCAGCGTCAATCATGCCTTGCTTAAAACGCTGAGTCAGGCTGTTAATAGTGGCCTGCAGAAGCTGCTGTTTGGTCTGCTCCCCTGTAAACCCTTCCTTCTTCGCCAGAAGATTGGCCTCAAGTTGTTCAAACTGAGTTAGTGTGGCGAGGCCTTTTTCTTTTACAGACGCTTCTCTTTCGTCTAGCTCTGCACTGCGCTTGCGGAACTCAAACAAGTTTTTAGCTAATGCAAATTCTTTGTCAGTCCCTTTCAAGGTGCCTTGCAGGATTTGCAGTCTCTTGATTGCAAACTGAACTCCAAGCTGCTCTCTCTCAGTGATTGTTGCGGCATTGGCTGCAAGCTTTTGCTGCAGATTGACCACCATCTGGCTAACAGGTTTTTTGCTTCCTGATGTGGTGTCACTTGGATCAATGCCACTACCGCCAAGATCACCTGACTTCAAGCCAGTTGCGAAATTTGTGGGGGTGAATTCAAGACCAGCCACTGCATTCGCGACCCTATCCGCATAGCTGAGTTCTTGGCCAAAGCTAGGCAGCGCAGAACGCATCATTTCATCTCTAATCTCCCTTGAAGTGCTTTCTAAGTCTCCTGCAGTAACAGCATCTGCCAGAAACTGCATAGAGCTAAGATGCTTAGGCATCTTGAATAGTCTTTGTCTAGCTTTTTGATTTGCGCTTGTCTTGAGAGCGTCATAGCTATCTTGTCCATAAGTTTGTATATATCTTTCCTCTAGCGTGGCCCTTCCAACATCTTCCGCGAGTGCGCCAGCCATCCGGGCAAATTCTTGAAGTTGCTCGCCAATAAATTTAAATACTGGCCCCATGGCCTGAACAATTACGTTGCCAATATTCTTGAATATTTTGACCATGTCTTCACCAAAAACAACAAATTTAGCAATATTTTCCTTGATAGATTGCTCGTTGTTTAAGGCAAAGTCAATTAAATTTGTTGCGTAATCTTGGAAGCCTGCTCCAACATTTGCAAAAAATCCGCCAAAAGCTAGCTGTGCTTTTTTGACCGCAACTTCTAATCGACGCCCTGCAAGCTCAGGGGCTTGAGCCAAAACCTCAGCCGTAGTGCCATAACGACGGATCAGCTCTTCTGTGAAACCAACAAAGTCGTCAAGAGTTACCTTGCCACCTTCAAGCAACTTATCCAGCTGCTTGGTGCTGATCCCCATAGAGTCAGCAAAGATAGTGAAAGCACCTGGCAGTCTTTCACCAATTTGCTGTCGCAATTCTTCTGCGCTTACCTTGCCCTTTGAGAACACCTGAGATGCTGCTCTAAGAGCAGAATTCAAGTCTTCACTACTTCCGCCGGTGGCGAGAACAGATGCAGAAAGAGCCTCGAATGCTTTATTTGTCTCTTCCGTGCCGAGGCCAGCACCAACAACACTAGCTTTGAGCTTGGTGTATTGCTCAATTGTTGTATCTAGCGGTACGACAAACTGCTCTGAAAATTTCTTAGCAGCATCGATGCTTGCATTGAAGTCTTCCTGATCCGTGCTGACACCAGCAAGAGCTATTTGATACTTGTTGTAGCTTGCGACTGTCTCGGCAACAGCAGCAACCTGCTTACGCAAGGTGTTGACACCAGCGCCAATTGTTGCTCCAAGGATGGAGCCAGGCACCCCACCAATTGCGCCGCCAATAAGGGAGCCCGCAAAACCTTCTGGCCCACCAAAAACACCTGCACCAAGGGCGGTAGCAGCAACCCCACCTGCTGCCTTCAATCGTCCGCGAACACCACCGCCACGCCGAGATCGGCCTTCTGCTTTGGCAAGCTCTTGGCTGTACTTGTTTATATCGTTCGTTAAAGTTCGGAACTGTCTTGAACCAATTTGTGCCTGACTCCGCAGGCCTTGCATAGCGTTTATCTGCGCTCTAATAGTTTCAATATTTCTTCGCCCAGCATTGTCGAATGTTTTGATTCTTTGTGCGACCTTCCCTATGCCTTTTGAGTCAAGCTGATTCGCTGCATTCGTTAACCCACGAAACGACGACTCAAGCTTTTTAACTACAGCGGAAGCCCCTGCGTCCGAAAATTCAAGACTGATCTTGATCTTCTCAGTTGCTCCGGG